AGCTCCTGATATGGTTGGTAGCGGTCTTAGGAATAGCCATCTTCTTGCTATCGCTCCTAACGCTAGTAGTTCTATTATATGCGGTGGAACTAGCCCTAGTGTCGAGCCTCAAAGGGCCAACGTATTTACACACAAAACTCTTTCAGGGAGTTACAAAGTTAAAAACAAATATCTTGAACTTCTTCTCGAAGAAAAGGGGATAAACAATGAAAAAACCTGGAAGGATATTGCGGCTCATGAAGGCTCTGTTCAACATCTTGAAGAACTATCTGAAGAAGAAAAGGAGATATTTAAAACAGCACCCGAACTTAACCAGATATGGATGGTTGAACATGCATACCAAAGACAGAACTACATCTGTCAGAGCCAGAGCATTAACTTATTCTTTGCTTTCCCAAAAGCTACAGAACCCCAAGACGTTCACGATTCTTATCTTGAGTACATTAATTCTGTTCATTGGGCTGGGGCTAATAAGTTAAAGTCTCTTTACTATCTACGCTCAGATGCAGCAAGATCTACAGAAAATGTAAATATTAAAATACCTAAGATAAACTTAGAAGACATGGAGTGTCTTAGTTGTGAGGGTTAGTATTCTATTACCCGTACTTTTATTAAACCAGGAGAAACGCTATGAGTTTTGAAGATGCACAGTACTATGTAAGTGAAACAAAACAGTTTGTGTCTTACGATGAGTTTATCAGAAGTTCTTTAGATTGGAGATTATCTTTTGATAAGCTAACTGCTTACGACATGAAAGCGGCAATGGTTGAAGAGGGTGAATAGTACGTTCCATAGTTTTTGTGTTAGGATGTGGTTAGACCACCGTGATGAAAATAATACTATTTTATCTGAACGTATGTCTTTCCCTGTTTACTGCGAAAAATACAATGATTGGTTACAAGAAAAATACAAGGAGGTTTCACAATGAGTTCACTTGGAAAAGCTTTAAGAGCTAAATACGAATACGAAATAAATAAATGTAAAGTTGATTTAGATAATTTCTTTAACAACTCTGTAGCTGTAGCAGAACATTTATCCATTGTAGAAACTGCTGATCAAATAGTCGAACAACTAGCCGCTGCTGAAGAAAAACTTGCTACACTAGATTTGTATTTAGGAGATTCTAATTGAGCTTATTGACCACAAGAGAACATTACAAACCTTTTGATCACCCCTGGATGTTTGATTACTACGTCCAGCAAAATCAAATGCATTGGTTTCCAGAAGACGTACCTCTTCACAATGATGTACAAGATTGGCAAGATTTAGAACCTTCAGAAAAAAACTTACTGACTCAGATCTTCAGACTGTTCACTCAATCTGATGTAGATGTTAGTACTGGATATGTAGACA